TCAGGTGCTACTATTACCATCCCCAATGGCAACGTAAAAGTAGTTGCTACCGATGGCGGTGGCTCAAGCGGCATTGTCTATGATTTATTTACCGATGTTAGCTTCGCTGGAACAACGGCTATGGGAAGTGTGGATATTGATGGCGGTGCTATAGATGCAGTTACTTTAGGAACTAATTCTGCTGTAACCCAAGCCATAATAGATAATGTAAATATTAATGGTTCCACTATTGGTCATACATCCGATACGGATTTAATGACTGTAGCTGATGGTATTTTAACAGTTGCTGGAGAAGTATCTATGACCACTCTGGATATAGGCGGTACAAATGTTACTGCGACAGCAACAGAATTGAATTACGTTGATGGGGTCACATCAGCAATACAAACTCAAATAGACACGAAAGCGTCTGTGGGTAAAGCCATCGCTATGGCGATGGTGTTCGGATAAAAATAGGAGAAAAATATGGCAAATCCCAATTTAGTAGATGTTTCAACAATTACAGGTGAAGTGATTAATGGTGCATTAACCACTACCACTACCACTGATTTGTTGACAGCCGCTTCTGAGACACTTGTTAAAGTTAATAGCGTAGTTGTTGCCAATATAGACGGCACTAGCTCGGCTACAGTAACAATGGGTATTATTAAAAGCGGTGGTTCTGTTGTGCTTTTTGCTTCCACGATTGCAGTTCCTGCGGATGCAACGCTAGTTCTTGTTGACAAGAACTGGGGATTGTATTTAGAGGAAGGTGATTTAATCGAAGGCGGAGCAAGTGCTAATGGTGACTTAACTTACACGATTTCGTATGAAATACTTAATGACGCATAGGAGAAATAATTATGGCTCATTTTGCAGAATTAAATTCAAGCAGTGTGGTGTTACAAGTAGTTGTTATATCTAATGAAGACGTAGCGGCACATGGCGGAGATGAATCAACAACAGCAGAAGATTTTGTAGAAACTTTAGTTCCTTTTACTACAGGGGGAACTTCTTGGAAGCAGACTTCTTACAACAACAGTTTTAGAAAACAGTATGCTGGCATAGGTTACACCTATGATGCCAGTAAGGATATGTTTATAGCCTCTCAGCCCTATTCATCTTGGACTTTGGACAGTAGCGGTGACTGGGTAGCTCCTGTTACTTATCCTAACGACACAGAAGAAGGTGGTTTATCAGTTTTTATATCATGGGATGAAGATAATCTTAGATGGATAGGAAGCACTTTTACTGGTCCAGATACGGGTGAAACTAAATATAGGTGGGATGCTTCAGCTAAAAATTGGGTAGCTTTATAGGAGGTAACTATGGCACTTTCTAATGGTGGAATAATAGGCGTAGATAACGATTCTGTAACATCAGATAAAACCACTACTTTTACCTCTAGCGGAACCTTTGCACCTGCTGGTGGTAATGTACCATTTAATACTTTAGTAGTCGCTGGTGGTGGCGGAGGTGGCGTTGAAGCTGTATCTACTGGCACTGGTGCTGGCGGTGGCGGTGGCGGATTTCGAGAAATTGATGATAACTCTTCACCAGTATCACCGACACCTGTGACTGTTGGAGCAGGTGGAGCTGCCGCACCAGATAGTGGTGCGGCTGGTACAAGCGGCTCTGATTCTGTAGTAGGTAGTGTTACCTCAACAGGTGGAGGCGGTGGCGGTGGAGCACCAGGATCAAGAACTGGCGAAACAGGTGGATCAGGTGGCGGAACTGCATTACATAATCAATGGGCTCCAGCCTACAATGATTCTTCTACACCAACAAACGGAAACACACCTCCAACCTCACCATCGCAAGGCTATCCAGGAGGAAATAAGATGTCAACTGGTACAAATGTTGCTGCGGGTGGTGGCGGAGGTGGAGCTGTTGGAGTTATCGGAGGTACAGGAGGACCAACCAACCCTGGTGTTTCTGGGGTCGGAACAGGTGGCAACGGAGCACCTTCAACAATATCTGGATCAGATGTTACTTACGCAGGGGGTGGTGGCGGAGCCGCACAAGGCATACCTGCACCACAGGGTGGAACAGGAGGCGGAGGTAATGGCGGTCTTTACACCCCAGCAGGTACTAATGCAACTGCGGGTACTGCTAATCTTGGCGGAGGCGGTGGTGGTGGAACAAATAACCCTGGAACTGGACTTGCGGCTGCAGGTGGTTCTGGTATCGTTATAATATATGAAACAAATGGAACATGGACAGCCAGTGGAGTATGGAATATGCAAGATCAATACACATATAGATCAGAGGGGAATTGGAATTGAGTAGATTAATAGGTTCACAATATACAGCCGCTTTATCGGATAAAACCACTACTTTTACTTCATCTGGAACATTTACAGCTTCTGTACCTGCTATAGATTATTTAGTAGTCGCTGGAGGTGCTGCGGGTGGTGGAGCATATTATAGTGGTGGCGGAGGCGGAGCTGGTGGCTATAGAGTAGGCACAGATAGCCCTGTCGAGGCTGGTTCAGAGTATCCTATTACAGTAGGTGCTGGTGGAGCTGGAGTACTACGATATACCAGTGGAACCAGTGGTTCTAATTCGGTTATGGCAACACCTGCTCCTATAACTTCGGCTGGAGGAGGAGGTGGTGAAGACTATGAAGATGGAAATGCTGGTGGTTCTGGTGGAGGAGTTGGAAGTTCTCCCCCGACAGGTCCTGGCTATAACGCAGGTGGAGCTGGTAATACCCCTCCTGTAAGTCCCTCTCAAGGAAATCCTGGTGGTGGTAGTAGTTTAGGTGCTGTTAGTGGTGCAGGTGGTGGAGCTAGTGCTGCAGGAACAGATGGTCAACCATCAGGAACGGTGTTTAGTGGAGCTTCAGGTGGTGCTGGAACACCTAATACTATTTCTGGTTCAGATGTAACCTACGCAGGAGGCGGAGGTTGTGGAGGAATGGCAGTATGGAGTTTAGGTGCTGGTGTTGGTGGTACTGGTGGTGGCGGAGCTGGTGGTAACATGACTAGTACTTACGCAACTCCTTCATGGACCACAGCAAATGGTACTTCGGGAACTGCAAACACAGGTGGAGGAGGTGGTGGTGCTTCTTATGATCCTGGTGCTGGTCCATCAGGTCCCTACAGTGGTGGAGGTGGTTCTGGTATTGTGATAATAAAGGAAACTGATGGAACATGGATAGCAGGTGGTGTGTGGGGATATAAACAAGTTTTTAAACAGACAGTGGAAGGAAATTGGAGATAGCTTCTTTTGAATTTACAAAATTATTATTGGTACTTTGCCTCTGTAATACCCCATAAAATCTGTGATGAAATATTAGAGTATGGCAATTCCAGAGAGAAAGAAACAGCTCTGACGGGAAGAGGGGAAAATTCAACACCTCCTTCTGAAGAAGAATTAAAAAATATTCAAAAGAAAAGGAAATCAGACGTTGTTTGGCTACAAGAACAATGGATATATAATGAAATTCATCCTTTTATACACATGGCTAATGAGAAGGCTAACTGGAACTTTCAATGGGATTGGTCAGAGTCTTGCCAATTTACTGAATACAAGAAAGGACAGTATTACGATTGGCACTGCGACAGTAATGAAATGCCTTATGATAAACCTGATGATATTACTTCACATGGCAAAATCAGAAAGTTATCTATGACTCTTTGTTTAACTGATCCAGAAGAATACAAAGGCGGAGATTTAGAGTTTGCTTTTCACGATCAAGACGGAGATAAACAGCCTAAAATTTGTGAAGAAATAAGACCAAAAGGTAGTTTGATTGTTTTTCCTTCCTTTGTGTGGCATAGAGTAAAACCAGTGACTAAAGGAATAAGGCATTCTCTGGTTTGTTGGAGTCTGGGACAACCTTATGTATAAAGTTATTAAAAGGGCAATATCAAGAGAATTGGCAGAATTTTGTTATGACTATTTATGCAATAAAAAGAAAGTAGTGCGATTACTTTATGATGCTCGTTATATTTCCCAGTTTAATATGGATTGGGGGAGGTGGAATGACCTCCAAGTTCCTAATACTTTTAGTTGTTATAGTGATTTGGTTATGGAAACTTTACTGGAAAAAGTACATCCACGCATGGAGATAGAAGAAGGGGTTAAGTTAAATCCCACTTATAGTTATGCCCGACTTTACAAAAAAGGTGATATGTTGAAGCGACACAAAGATCGGTACAGTTGCGAAATCTCCACTACTTTAAATTTGGGCGGTGATCCTTGGTCTATTTTTTTAGAACCTGATGCTTCTAAAGGAGTATTTATAGAGGAGAATGAATATATACCCAGCAAATCTAAAGGGAAAGAAATAGAGTTAGGAGTGGGTGATATGCTGATATATCGTGGCTGTGAATTGGAACATTGGCGAGAAAAGTTTGAAGGCGAGAGTTGTGGTCAGGTGTTTTTACACTATAACGATGCGAATGGAGAAGATGCCGAAGAAAATAAGTTTGATGCCAGACCATTCTTGGGTTTACCTTCATGGTTTAAAGAGTTTAAAGAAGATGGAAAAGACTGAAAAAATGGAAATAAAACTTAAAGCACATGAAGATATTTGTGCTATACGTTATGACAATATAGAGAAAAGATTGGAAGCAGGAAGTAAACGCTTCGATAAAATAGATAAGTTAATAATTGGCTTATATACAATGTTATTGGGATTAACTGCCTATTTGGAGTTTGTGAGATGAGTGACAGAGATCAATCAGAA